ATCGACTCGGCGAGGTTGATAAAAGACGGGATCTGATTGATCGTCTGCGCGTCCGAGCGTTCCAGGTAGAGCGTGACATCCGCTACCAGGGACGTGTAGGTCATGGTGACAGCCATTATCGGTACCTTGCAGTTTTCTCGCGGATCTTCGAGGGTTGAGCGACAAATTGCTTACCGGACTTGGTACCCTCACGCTTAGCGCGTGTGGTGGCTGCATACTCAGCAGGCGAAAGCGCCTCTCGCGCTCTCCGGGGCAGGTACCGTTCACCGGTGGCCTTAGGCCCTTGCGTGGAAGGCTTACCGGATTTTGTACCCCAATCCTCGCTCGTCCACTTTGAGAGCGAATTATCCGCCTTTTTGGGACCTTTGTAACCCCCACCCGAAGCTTTGTACTTCTGGGTCGCTAACTGAGCCTTGCGGGCGCTCCATTGGCCTGGATCGCCGCCTTTATCGGAGGCCTTTACGGACGCCACAATGCGCTTCCACTTGGCCGGATCTGACTTGATCGCTGAACTCATCGCATTAACGCGGCCTCGGCCGCCCTCCTACGGGTTAGTCCTGGCAAAACCCTGCCAGCGGCTTTATTCCATTTCAGGCACTCATCCGCGGCACCATCCCAGTTATCGGCGTCGATACGCTTTTTGAAGGTGCTCACCCTGTAGTTACCAAGGCCGCAGTTATAGGCCCAGCTTGTAACCGCTGCCATGCGCCTTGGGATCGCTTTTGACAGGCTGGGCGACATCTTGAGCAAACCCCGCACGAAATATTCGACGTGGTGGTCTAGGGCGTCCTCGCACTGCTCGATCGTCCAGATGGTCCCAGGATTGATTTCTGGGCCCGTAGCACCCCATCCTATGGTCCAAGGATGGCCACGAGTCCCAGGGTCGGGATAAGCTGTTACACGGCCATCAGGCAAACGCTTTGCCAGCCCTTCAAAGGGCTTGATCAGTACATCCTTGCAAAGCTTCTTAGCCTCATTCACTGGACTTCTCTTTGATCAATCGGTTGACATGTTCCCAAAGCGCGTGGATTTGCCTGTCGTGGTCCTTCTCAAGGTAATCAAGCCGAGTCTTAATGGTCACGGCATAAACGGCCACGCCAACAAGCGCAACCCCCAAGAACCAAACCCTTGCGAGGGAATCGATCAAGGCTTCCACGACTACCCACCTTTGTTGTACTTCTCAATCGATCGTCCTACAAACCAGAACGTAAGCATCATGTTCAGCATGGCGAAATCATCCTCGTCGTAGGACTTGGTCAAGACATCGGCCCAGTTCGCATTGGTCTGGAAGGCAATCGTTAAGCCAGCAGCTTTAACAGCAACATAAACCCCAAAAGCAATCCAAGTGAGGCCAGGACGGGTGATAGCAGTGACAAAAGAAGCCAGCCAACCTGCCTCCTTTGCAGTCTGAGCCTGCTCCTTAAATGCCTCCTTGATCGTGTCCATTTGTTGAATGCTGTAGTCAACATACTTTTCCTCCATCTTGAACTCGCCCCTCATTTTTTCGAGGTCGGTTTGGAGTTGGAACATGGATAACTCGTGCTGGCGCTCGTTCTTCTTGTCCAGGAACTTCAATACCTCCGGCGCAAGCCTAAACAAGCCACCGAAGATGGAGCCCAGGAGACCGCCGCCAAGTAGTTCAAACATGGTTACCCTTAGCAGTTACGATGTCGGCACCCTTCTTGACTGTTACCTTGCTGCCTTCAACATCAACCTGCATAGGCGGCTCGGCACGGTCCAACTTGTCCAGACGGGTGATAAGGTCCTTGATGACCTCGAACTCGGGTTTTTCCTGCTTTGGCGCGGTTCCAGCAATGCCATTAAGCATTTGGATCAAGGCTGTCAACGAAGCGCCTAGCAGGCCCATTACAGCGGCGATCTTCTCGCCCTCAAGGAATAACGATGCACCGACACCCACGAGCACGATCAGGAAGATATAAAGCAGCCCATCTTCGCCAATGGCTTTTCCTGCTACTTCTTTGGCCGAGTCTTGCGCTTTAAGTTCTTCAAGCCGGATCTTGGCTTGCGCCTTAAGAACCGCCAACTCGTGGGTTTTATCGTCCATCATATGCCCAGGAGCTTTTTAACGAACATGGCCGCGACACCTGGACCAAGCAGGACCGCCGCAATCGTGATGTAAAGCAGCCACTCAATGTGACGCATGCGCTTGCTTCCATCACCGAGGCGTTTCTCGATGTTCTCGTAGCGTTGGGCGCAAACCGCTTCATGTACCGATAAGCGCTTGTCCAGGTCATCACTCATCACGCAGCCTCTTGCTCCCGTGGAACCTCATGCAAACCCGTAACCGGCGGCTTTGCGGCTTCTTTCATACCGTCAATCAGTTGATACACTTCTTGGTACGGACGGGTGCCCAGGTAGCCAATGATCTGATTGGCAAGGTCAATGGGTAGGTTAAGGGTCATTTCGCTCACCTTTAAGCAGCCATCGGTGCTACTTCATCCCAAGCTTGAGTGCCTTCATTCCAGCTATACATCTTGCCGTCAGTAGGCATGGGGATCGGTGCTTTCCACTGGCAGGTGTTTTCATCAAGCACCCATGAATTAAAAGGCTTGGGCGGTACAAAAGCGTTACGCGCTTCATCCCAGTCGTAGCCAATGCCAGCATAGTTTTTTCGGAAGTTGCCGTTATAAGACGTTTGCTTCCACACACCGCCAAAAAGCTTCTCGCAGAAGGCTGCGCCAATGTGCTCTTTTTCAACGCCCAGAGCATCTGCTGTGTCCTTGTTATCAACCACAATGACACGCTTTACTTTTCCAAACTGATCGATCTCGGCAAAATGTGCCATGACAAACTCCTTATAAATTACACACCAACTTTTAAGCCTGTTAGTTCCATCTCATCACCAATCGTACCCATCGGGAAGGTGTTAAAAGACAGACTGATGCGGGTATCACTACCCTGCACATTCGGCACCATATGTTCCAATGACGAGGGGAATAAAATCAAGCGCCCTGTCACTGCTTCAAACCACCAAGACTCTGAGTTATACGGATTGAAGTCCTCGGCTGGTAATTTGATCTGCTGCCAACCACTGCGATAAAAATAGATACGGTCATCAGGATTGGTCTTGGCATAAAACACGCCGCTGATAAAGCTATTGGGGTGAGCATGTTTGTGGTGAAACTGTCCTTGCTGGGTGTAGTTCAACCAGCTTTGCGTCATGCGTAGATCGGCATTGTGCTTAGGGTTTGTGGTGGCCTTGAAGTACACCTGAAGGCTTTCATTCATAAACTGCTTAAGATTCACAAGCGTAGCAGTCTCAAGGATGTTGTTGTTTATTGAGGTGCGATTTCCCGTATTGCTGCGGGTTTCTTGGCCTTCAATGAAAGCAAGCTCGACCTCGGTCAGGTCTCTGCCAAGGTCAAAGAACCCCACTGGGATGGGAAATAGGTTGTGGATGTTCATCCGTTGATAGCCTTTTGGATCATGTCATTTTGGCCTTTGATGGCAGCGTATTGCTCAGGCAACCAGACGGTCTGAATGGAATCTTCAAATGCACGGATCTTGTCAATCGTTGCAAAAACTTCTTCTATCGTTGGGCATGGTCGTGGATCTTCCCATCTCGTAAACATCGTGTTTGAGATTTCCCATTTAGCACCCGGACGCAGCAACTCCATTGCCGTGTCAATACCAACCATACGATAGATCTTTTCTTGCATAAATTAGCTCCATGTGATTATTACGATACCTGAACCGCCTGCGCCACCAGAAGTATTATTTGGTGCTGGGCCTCCTGCCGCACCTTCTCCACCATTCCCCGTATTAGATGTTCCAGCAGCTCCATTTGTACCGGGAGAGCGATCACCGCCCTTTCCGCCAGCCGAATAAGTTACTGATGAGCCTGAATACGAAGATGATGTGCCAGAACCGCCATTTGATCCTGTATTAATCTGCGTGCCGCCTACATCAACCCCAGCCGAAGAAGACCCGCCCCCTCCGGCCCCGACTTGTCCGCTTCCATTTCCTAAATTATCACCGCCTTTACTACCTTGGCTTGGGTTTACAGAAGGCGTATTGCCAGCGCCGCCCGGAGATGTCACACCATTACCATCAGGGCCACCGCCACCACTACCTCCAGCGGCTGCGGCTGTATTGGCACTGCTTGTCCAACCTCCCCCGCCACCTCCACCGGCTGATGTAATCGTAGAAAAAACAGAATTACTTCCAGAACTACCCGTGGCTGCAATTCCTCCTCGGCCACCTGCACCTACGGTAATCGTATAGCTTGTTCCCCCGGTAACACTTAATCCTGTGCCAGTTCTAAAACCACCAGCACCTCCACCTCCGGCACCCCTTTGTCCGGCATTTGCTCCGCCTCCGCCACCCCCACCGCCAACCACGAGGTAGTTAACCGAAGTCACGCCAGCCGGGGCAGTCCATGTGGACGATCCTGTGAAGATTGCAGGGCTTGTTGTGGCACCACGAGTGTATTTGAGGATGACGATGCCTGAGCCGCCGGAGCCGCCAGATGATGGTGACGGATCTGCTCCACCGCCTCCTCCACCGCCAGTATTTGCAGTGCCCGAAACACCGGACTGATTTGGAGAGGGTGTATCACCACCTTTGCCACCCCCGCCAGAACCACCAGCGCCCCCCGGTCCAGTATTAGGCCCGTTGAATGCGCCTCCTCCACCACCAGCGTAGGTTACAGATGAGCCTGAGATTGAGGACGAAGTACCGTTGCCGCCTGCTCCGGCGGGACCATTTGGAGTTCCAGCAGTGCCACCTGCTGCACCGGCACCACCGCCTCCGCCACCTAATCCGGGATTTCCGCCGGTAGCACCATTACCGTTGCCTCCGTTATTTCCTTGGCTTGGAGAAACCGATGGTGTGTTGCCACTTCCGCCCGAACCACTATTGTGGCCTCCTCCCCCTCCAGAACCGCCGTTAGATCCAGTTCCCTGACCCCCCGAAACAATTGATCCACCACCACCGCCACCAGTAGATGTAATAGTGCTAAAAATAGAATCTGATCCTGAACTACCTCTAGTAGATGACGAAGAAGAACCTGTACCACCACTACCGACAGTAATTGTGTATGTTGTTCCTGCGGTTACTGAAAGCCCAGTGCCTGTTCTAAACCCTCCAGCTCCACCACCGCCAGCAGCACTAAATCCACCACCACCTCCGCCAGCAACCACTAAGTAATCAACCGACGTGACGTTTGCAGGTGCGGTCCAAGTAGCCGAACCAGTAAATGTGATGATTTCGGTAACGCCACCGGCTAACGGCCATGTGCCTGCCTTGACGTAGTTCAGCACGGTAGACAACTTCCAAACGCCTGATGCCGTGCCTGTAAACCCACCCGTTGGAGTGGGTGGATTCTTGGTTATAAAGCCACCGGGATAATCCATCTTAACTCCACTTAATAATTACGATACCGGAGCCGCCTGCACCGCCAGCGCCTTGATTTTGCGGATTATTTAAGTGACCGCCACCACCACCGCCGCCACCTGTATTAGCTGTTCCAGAAGACGCAGTTAATGCTGAAGATGCACCATTTCCGCCTCCGCCTGAGCCTCCGGAACCAGCGGTACCAGAGCCACGAAAACCGCCGCCGCCTCCACCGGCATAAGTTACAGATGAGCCGCTAATTGATGAAGCCGTTCCTGCTCCGCCAGCGCCCCCAACGGTTGTATTCCCATTTCCTCCGGTTGCAGCAGGACTTAAATTAGAACCACCGCCGCCTCCACCACCAGAATTAGGATCAGCAGCATTATTTCCGTTGCCACCTGCATTTCCTTGAGATGGAGAGGTGGATGGGGTATTTCCGGCATAACCAGTTGAATAACTACTAGAACTATGAGTGCCACCACCGCCTGATCCACCAGTAGCGCCAGCGCCAACCTCAGACGCGCCAGCGCCTCCACCAGTTGATGTTATTGACGAAAAAACAGAATTGGAACCAGATGTTCCTACGGTTCCAGTACCACTACCGCCTCTATTTCCTCCAGCACCGCCCCCTGAGCCCCCTGCGCCTACTGTAATCGTATAAGTTGTTCCAGCAGTTACGGAAAATCCCGTGCCTGTTCTAAATCCACCTGCGCCGCCACCACCGCCAGCCGATCCGCCACCACCCCCACCAGCAACAACGAGGTAATCCACACTCGTTACACCCGGAGGAGCGGTCCACGTTCCTGACGTATTAAAGATGGCTGTGCCACCACCTGATGGCATGAGGTATGCAATGCCTACGATACCGGAGCCGCCTCCACCTGATGCAGCCGTATAGCTTGTTCCGCCACCACCGCCCCCTGTATTTACCGTTCCCGCAGTACCTGCGGTAGAAGGAGAGGCTCTCCCGCCAGCACCTCCACCACCTGAACCCCCTGCGCTAAGACCTCCAAAAGCCCCGCCTCCACCTCCCCCGGCATAAGTTACCGAAGAGCCAGAAAGGGAAATGGCTGCGCCGTTACCCCCAGCACCCCCAGTTGCCGACGGCGGAGATGCGCCCGAAGAACCCCCATACCCAACTTGTGACGCACCGCCGCCCCCGCCAGCCCTACTATCATTTGCGCCTGCTCCGCCACTATTTCCTTGAGCCGGACTCACTGAAGGAGTATTGCCAGCACCTCCGGAACCCCCAGGTGCCCCAGCACCTCCACCGCCACCGGAACCTCCGGAATTACCATTTACGGCAGAATTTCCACCTCCTCCACCTCCGGCAGAAGTAATTGAGGCAGGTGCTCCAATTGAAGAATTTGAACCAGCGTTTCCAATCGTATTACTGGGGCTGACTGCTGCTCCGCCAGCCCCTACCGTAATCGTATAAGTCGTGCCTGCACTAACTGACAAGCCATTCCCAGTTCTAAGTCCTCCTGCGCCACCACCGCCAGCACCTTCCTGATTAGAGGAAGAGTTTGAAGTGGCTCCCGATCCACCCCCGCCAACCACAAAGTAGCTAATCGAAGTAACACCCGTCGGTGCGGTCCATGTTCCAGTAGCCTTGAACTCTTGGTAAACGTAGCTGTAACCTGTGCCAAGCACTTCAAACGTGCCAGACGACAAAAAGGTATGGATGGTATAGCTGCCACTCGTTGATTTGACACCGCCCATAGCGGTAATGCCAGAAGATGTTAAGTAGCGAACGATTACGATGCCTGAGCCGCCGGAGCCGCTAGAACCAGCATCATAAGGACTTCCGTCTCTTGTCGCGCCACCTCCACCACCACCGCCCGTGTTTGCCGTTCCAGAAGTTGCTGGTCCCGGCATACTTTGACCACCTGCACCACCGCCGCCAGAGCCACCAGCACCAGCTGCATACGGCCCTCTAGACCCACCCCCGCCGCCCCCTGCGTAAGTTACAGAGGAACCTGAAATTGAAGATGCCGTCCCTGCGCCGCCTGCTCCCCCTGCTGAAGTTGTTCCAACGGAACCGACACCACCTGCACCACCCCCGCCCCCTCCTGCAAATGCCGGGGAGCCGCCATATGGTTGACCATAAGATCCTGAGCCGCCGTTGTTGCCTTGAGAAGGAGAAACAGACGGGGTGTTACCTGCACCGCCATTTAACGGATCAGAAGAAGCTGCCGCCGTTCTGCCGCCTCCCCCGGAACCGCCAGACAAGCCGGTGGAATTAGAAGAACCACCACCACCACCGCCGCCTGTAGACGTTATGGTAGAGAAAACAGAATCAGATCCGCTGTTGCCTCTGAGCCCAAATCCATCTGCGGCAGCAGGATTTCCTGCGCCTCCAGCGCCTACCGTAATCGTATACGTCGTCCCAGCCGTGACAGAAAAACCTGTACCAGTACGAAAGCCACCAGCGCCGCCACCACCAGCATTGTCTACTCCACCACTTCCGCCGCCAGCAACAACCAAATATTCAACGGTAGCAGGGGGCCAAGCGCCTTGAGCGTTGTAATAGAGCTGTTTGGGTAACGTCCAAATGCCGGAAGCTGAGACTGCACTTACTGTAGGCGCAGTGGCGCTAATGACCCCACCGGGGTAACCGTGAATGGGCATCTCAGTTGCCTTTAGGTAGATGTAATGGCTTCAAACGTGGCAACAAAAGTCAAAGCTGATGCAGTGCCTGAAGTGACGCCAACTGACTGGTTTTGCGTTACATAAAAGCTCGTGGTCTTGTCAACCACAATCAGGGTGGAGTTAGCCGGAACGCTGATCTGATACGCAATGTTGAAGGCCGTACCACTACCAAACGTAGCGTTATTTGCAATCGCTACCGTAGCATTTGCCGCGCTTGCCGTCGTGTTACTGACCACAATTTGAGTAACTCGGTTCACCACATTGCCAGAGCTTGTGGGCGTAAGGCCGGTAATTGCAGTCGTACCGTCGCAAGTCCATGACGTTGATACGCTGGTAGTTGAAGGGGTCACATACGCAGTATTGCCGTTGATCGTTGTGACGTTGACAATATTTGGATTTGCCATGATCTATTCCTTAGAACCCGAAAATCATCGCCATAGCGATACTTTTACCAGTGGAAATACCCGAAGCCGTTTGAAACGTAGGGGGTGAACCTGAGCCATTTGAAGTCAAAACCTGCCCAGAAGTACCGGCAGAGGTTGATGTAGGTGCAGCACCTGCGCCACCACCTAAGACAACGCCGTATTGCGTCAAAGCACCCGAAGACGCCCAGGCTGACGCGCTAGAGAAGTAAGGAACCCCACCCGAGGTTCCCGCCACTGTCAGGGCAAGCGTTCCGCTCGTGGTGATTGGAGAGCCAGCCACTGAAATAATGCCACCCGTGAAGGTTTGGGCAACCGACGTAACGCTTCCTGATGCACCGGCCTTACTTGCAAGCAACTGAACGGTACCGGTATTGTCTTTATAGTAAAGCTTGCCGTCTGTGTAATTCAGCGCAAGCTCGGCACCGTTGGCGGAAGAGGTTAGGTTTGAAGCGGACGGAGTCGCCGAAGCGGTGCTGCTTCCGTAAATGAGAATGGGCGTATAGCCAGTCTGTGCCATTTAGAATGCACCTCCGTAGATGCCTGTTGTTGCTGTTAGCGTTGTAAAAGTTCCGGCAGCGGCCGTTGTTCCGCCAATCGTAGTGCCGTTAATCGTTCCGCCTGTAATCGCCACACTACTCGCGTTTTGCGTAGCCATAGTACCCAAACCAGAAACGGCGCTTGAAGAGATCGCGATAGCGGTGTTTGTGACGCTTGTAATCTGGCCCTGAGCGTTAACGGCAAAAACTGGAACCTGAGAAGCAGACCCATAAGTCGCAGCGCTGACACCCGTGTTTGTAATAGAAAACTGAGTGCCGGTCAATGTCAATCCGGTCCCGGCGGTGTAAGCGCCGGAGCCAGAAAATTGCTGCCAAATGATTGGGTCAGTACCAACAACGTCACAAGGCTGGGTTTGGACCCAGCCCGTATTGGCGTACAGGGTACCGTTGGATACAAAAGTAAAATCGCCGGACGCAATCTCAGTGGGCGTATCAAAATCAGTCGCCCTGGTTAGAACCGTGCCTCCAGTTGCCCAGGTATAAATACCGTTATGAGCCTGATTGGTTTCGTTCTTAACCAAGATCCGATTGGTATTAAGTAGGGTGTAACCATCAAGCGTGGTCAGTGCCACGCCAAGGGTCAGCGTCGCACCGACACCCGAGGTTCCGTTGTTATAAGTAACCGATCCACCGGTAATTGACGCAAGCGTTCCTGTCGTTGCTGCTGCGCAACTGGCGTGAACATGGAGCCCCTCAGCAACCGCATCAACGTATTGTTTTGTTGCAAGCTGAAGTGCCGATGTTGGGTCGCCAGTTACGGCGACTGAAGTAAGACCGGCAAGCGTAAGGCTTGTAGCACCCAGTGATATAGTTGTCGTGCCAATTGTGAGCGATGAATTGGTCAGGCTGGCATTGCCGATATTGGTCAACGTATTGCTTGATCCGCTAATCGTTTTGTTCGTCAGCGTTTGTGATCCGGTGAGCGTTGCGACCGTAGAATCGATGCTGATCGTTCTTGCGGAGGAGCCGTCGTAAGTCGTCCCGGAGTCAAGCTGCAAACCGGTACCTACGGTGAGTGCATTGGGATTAGCGGCGGTAATAGTGCCAGCGCCACCTAGCGAAACTGTAACGCCGTTGTAAGTCAACGAGCTATTGGTGAGACTAGCGTTACCGATATTGCTAAGCGTATTGCTCGAACCGCTGATGGTTTTGTTGGTCAGCGTTTGGGTGCCTGTTAGGGTTGCGACCACCGAAGTGTCGATACCCACCGATCCAGTTGATGTAATCGTTGATGGCGATAGCGAGATGCCAAGACCCGAAGTAATTGAGGTAACGCCGGAACCGGCAGCGATCGCGCCCCAAGCTCCATTGGCATAGCCTTCAAAGTTTTGAGTGGTGGTGTTATAGCGCATCGTTCCATTGGTCGGAGAGACAGAACGATCGCCTGTTGCGCCGGACGGCAATATGACACCCTGAACACCTGGAAGGGCTGGATTATCAGCAATGCTGACAATAGGATTGCCTGAGCTTCCATCGCCGCTTGCTACATCAATCTCGCTTGCGGTTCCCGTAATCGTTAGCAGCGTAGCGCCGCCACCAGAAGACCTGCTTACAAGACCGGTCCCAGAAGACAGCCCGGCAACCTGGGCAACATAACCCGCCAATGAAAGGGTTGGGTTTGCCGCAACACCATCGCCATCGGCAATACTCAAACCACTTCCAGAGGTCGCAATTGACCTCGCTGTAATCGTCGTGCCCGACTTAGTAAGGACTCCATTACTAGCACTTACCAAAGAGGCTAGAGCGCCCGAAGGGCTGATCTGTAACGTCCCTTGAGCGCCACCGTCAGTAATGCTTAAACCGGAACCCACGCCGATCTGACGACTTAAGGTAAGCAAAGGTTGGTTGCCAACCGTCAGGAACGGGTAATTAAGGCTAATAGAACCTGCAATCGCCGCGGTCGTCGTCTGTATGGTCGTGCCGTTTTGGCTGACAGGCACCAGTTCCGTGCCCGTTATGGCGCTACCCGTTGGCAGTTCAGAGATTCGCAAGTTGGGCATATCAGTCTTCCAGGCCGTCGATGTTACCGTTTACCGGGACATTCGCCTGCTCGGGCGAAATGATCGAGGTGTTATACGGATTGGTGATCAGCGCATCATCAACTACGGTTAGTGGCGTATCAGGACGCGGCCACCGAAGTGTAATTCTCTCAGTTTGTCGGGCAGGAAGTCGATAGGGATCGAACTGATCCTTGCACCCCTCATCGCAAACCATCAGCCCAGGGTAATTTGGGTCCGAAGAAAGCTGCACATAAGCCCTCTTCATGCTGCACCGACCGCATATTGCGATCGACAGCACCGTATTACCATGAGTGTCCAGGAATCTTGGCATTATCGTGTGTACATCGAAATGTTCGGAGCGAAGTAGATCGGGCTCTTGTCGCGCTCTTCCTGCTCGACGTCGTACAAGGCCTTCTCGGCGTACTTTTCAAGCAAAAGGATGCGGTTTTCCTGCACGTCAGGAAGCTCGAGGCTCATCGCATGGGCAAGCATGGCCTGAATGGCCGGGAACCAACGCTGGGGGACCTCGATGGAGTCCTTTAAGGCTCCGACATCCTCGATCTGACGCTGCCGCCAGCAGACCATTTGCACGAAGCTATTATTCGGGACCGGCCACAAGTAAACCTGGGGGTCCAACTTGCGATCGAACCAGAATTGCAGGGGCTGATTGCTTGGGAAGTTGCGGTTTGGCAGGTTCGTGTAGTCGTCCTGATTAAGCCTAGCCATCGGTATATCGGTTACCGTGGTCCCAAAGTAGACCTCGCGCATAACCAGGGTGCCTGATACGGCCCTCACGCGGTAATAGGGCACCGATACCCCAGGCTCGATCGTGAACCATGTCCACTCGTTATCCACTAAAACCGTCGATCCGGGGTTCTTGAGCGTGCTCCAAGTCGATCCGTCGGAGGAATACTCGATGATCAAGTTGACCGTCGAGGAAGTACCCGGAAGGAGACCGACCATCGTGACGTAGGTGTCCTCGGTGTACTGGATTGCGATATTGCCGCCAGCCGAGGTTTGTGTGCAAATGGTGTCGGTATTCTCATCAAAGGCATTAGCAACCGTGCCACCAGCCGAGGACGTGTAAGAGCCCGAGGGTCTCATCGTCTTGCGGTAGAGCACATTGCGCACGTCCACGGTCCCAACAGGGAGGTCGTAGATGTACTGCAAGGCCTTCATGCCGATGATGGTCTGCTCGACGCACCAAAACTGAATCCCGCGGTTTGCGAGGTTCGATAGCAGGTAGTAAAGGTTTTGCCTGGAGGCGTTGACCTGCTCGACCGTCAGTGATTCGGCAAACTTACCGCTGCGACGAGCCCCATGATCGATGAGGCTTTGCGTCGTGATGACTGTTTGGCCTACCGTGCCCGATGTTGTCATCGCTACCCCTTAGCATTTCCAGCGCCGTAGGGACGCTTTGGCGCGTTCAGCAGGTCCCTTGGCATTATCCACTACCCCTTGCATCCTGGCGCAAAAGGAGCGCTTTCTAGCGCCTCCTTCGGGCTGTGGAGCCTTCAGGTTTGATCCTGTTTCTCGGTTGTATTTCGCTCTACCCTTGGCGGTAAGACCCGCTCCTTGAGAGACTGGAAGCTTTTCGCCACGGCCGACCGCAAGGCTCGGACCGCCCTCTTTAAGGCGCTCAGGAAGTTTTGCATAGGACTTTCCCCCGACGTTGGATTTGGTGTACTCAGACCCTACGCTCGGCTTGATACCGACCTTCTTGGCGAACGAGGGGTTATGGGCCACCGCCTGCATCAGACGGAACTGCTCTTTCGATTTAGCAGGCATTTAGGCCACCTGCCCCATAGTAGCGATAACGGAGGGGATCGCCGGATAAGCAGGCGATACGCTTGCGGGAAGGTTTTCCATCGTCAAGGTTGCGACGGTTGGAAGCCATACAATTTGAACGTACTGGGCCGCGGTAAGCGACAGGAAAATATTCCAGGCCGCGACCCCATAACCAAATATGCTTGCAGACTTGCGTGCGGGTATCGTCATCTGGGTTGCCGAGTTGGCGAGATCAACGCCATCAACCCGAAACCAGATCGTGACGTCCTCTTGCGTATTTTCGACGTTCTTAAACTGCGCACTGAATTGCAGGTTATAAATCCCGGTGTTGGGAACAGTAATCCTGCTGCTGCTTGCGACCGTAACGCCGTCTGCAACATCCACGGAATTGAACGTCATGGCCGTACCTGCGCTAATACTTCCAGTTTGGTCGACGTTGCTGCTAAAGGCACCATAAGCTGCGTCAAAAGCACGAAGGGTTGATAGCGTTGCCTTGACGTTCGCACCGCTCTGGACCATGGGGATAAGCTCCGCACCCGTCAGGGTAGCGGCGGTAGGCATCGCGGAAATCTTTTGATCAGCCATTACGAGGCCTCCAATACGATCTTGCTGTTGTCTTCTTGAAGGACGTACCCTGGGGTTGCCTCATCAAGAATGTAGAAGGTGGTTGTTGGTGCCGCACCATACATATCGACCACGCCGTTATCGCCAACGTCCAGGCCCCAATCCGTGCCGCCAATGACGTTTTGAGCCCCTACGCCACGAGCAAACCCATCGGACGTATTGGCTTGATCAGCAACGCCGGTGTAGCCGACGATGCCCATCAGATACCTGCTTGGATGAGATTAAGCGTTGCGGTACCCGATCCCGAGTTCACCAGGACCTTAACGCCGGTTACCGGGAAAGCATAGTTGCCATCGGCATTGGCTGCCAGCGAGGCTACCGTAGGATGCGAGAACCAAGTCGTAAAGCCAATTGCCGGATCATCAAAAGTGTGCTGGACGGTATAGTTGACCGTCCCAGTTACAACGACGCCAAACCCAACATTAAACGGGCTGACGTTAGTATTCATGACCAGAGCGCTGCTTGAGCCTACTCCTGTCTTTGAAACGGATTGAACTTTCATTGCAAGTCCTTAAAGTAAGCGGGGGCCTTAGCCCCCACCGTTTCAGCACGCGCCGCCGTAGGCCTTCTTAGCAATCCGACCGCCCTTTTTGTGGGTGTCGGCAAGCTTCGTAATGTACGGAGGTTTGGTAGCAGGCACCTTCGGGTACTTCACTGCCTTGCCGTCGTCCTGAAGTCCGCCCTTCTTGAACTTTTGGATAACGCCACCGGTCGCGTACGCCTGAATAACGCCGCCGGTTGCATAGGCTGCAACACCACCCGATTTAAGGCCTTTATGCGCCTTGGAAGCAGGCTTGTCCTCGTGGGACTTGAGTTCCTTCTTGATGCCTTTCATCTCGGCCATTTCGGCCTTGTGCATCGACTTGGACTCAACTTCGCCGCCCTTCTTGCGCATCATTGGACCGCGCATACCGCCTTTAGGCACGGTCATCTTGGGAGCGATACCACGACGTGCTGCCATGGGGATACCACGCTCTGAAGGCTTTGCAGCCGCAGGCATACCCATAGCGTCGGGCATCCCGCCCATCGCTTTACGTTGCACATGGCCACCCTTCTTCAGCTTTAACTCCACTGAAGGCTCGGTGGTCATCATTTTCACCATCGGCTTGAACTGACCCATGATCCGCTCCTTATGCGAACGACTTGTAGACGATCGTCACACGGGCAGCGCCTGCACTTGCTGCTGTGCCGGTCTGGCTAAAGGTCACGGTTGCATAGTCAATATCGCTGGTACCCACGTTAGCCCAGGCGCTGTATACGCCGGTCGTAGCGACCGAAGCGCGTCCAGCAGAGCCAACCGAAGTAGCAGCAACAAACGCCGCGGCAGAGCCCGTCTTGCCAACCGTGACCGTATTGGTCGTGCCAGCATTGAAGGCGGTCGTTACATCGATATTGACATCAATGATCTGAGCGCCTGCAGGGATCGTACCAATGGTGACAGCAGACGTGTCGGTATAAGCGATCGTTGCGGTGATCGCCGATAACTGACCTGCTGCATTGGTCACACTGTTGTTGTACGCCATTTCTTTCTCCTGAAAGGAGAGGGGCCGTAGCCCCCCTTCGGTTTAGACGCCAGGAGTGCCGTACATAGCACGCGGGTCGGTCCAGCCGATGTCATAACGCTCGGTGGCCTTGTAGCGCATGGAGTCGGTTTCAAAGTCACCTTCCATGGTCTTCTCAAGGGCACGGCGCATCATCAGCTTCATACCTTCCGGAGCATCGGTCTGCACCCACCATGCGGTAGGCGAGGTCAAACGGCTGATAACCGAAGCGCCCTCGGACAGCAAGCCAATCGATTTGATCGGGTTGATGTCGTTGTTTGCGGTACCAGCACGCAAGACGCTCTTAAGCAGGACTTCTGCCTGGAACGTGTTGCCGGGTGCTACAACAAGCTTCAGCGGGTTCAAACGGATCTTCTTGCCGTTGTTGTCAACAGCTTGACGGATCTGGATGAGCATTTGCTCGAGCGACGTTTGCGAGAGGTTCGCGGCGGTCGTAAGCAAGTTGCTGAAGGTGCCACTAACGATGGGGTGCGAAGCGGAGTTCAAGGGAACGCCATCACCACCGTTATAGCCTGCCGTAAAGGCGCGGTTGAGCACGTTGGCTGCCAAGGTCTCCTTGGTCTCGACGAGAGACTGTGCGAGGTGCTTAGCATAGACCTGACCAATACGGATATGGTCACCGTCTTCCACGAGCACTTTGGTCAAGGCGAAGGCAAGGCCATACACCTTATAGACGTAGCGCTTGAGGAAGAGCACGCCGCCCTGCTGATATGTGACGGGAGTACCGTCAGGCATCTCAGGGGCTGCACCAAAACCGTAAAGGACCGGCTCTTCATGGTAGTTGCGGGGGATACCGTTCTGCTCACGGAAAACGGTAGACCATTCATCGGCTCTCTGGTCGTAAATGCCGTCGAACGATTCGTTAAGGATCGGTTCGACAATCGACCGAAAGTCGGTACTGCGCATCGGGGCTGCCATGTTCTAGCCCTCCTTAAGCGATGGTTACAGGGTAGGCCTTAGCCGAACCCGTGTAAATGGCGCCGAACTGATGTTCAGCAATCTGCGCACGCACGATGACATAGGTGTCACCCCAAGCATTGTCGGGATAAGGTGCAATGTCGATAACGCGCATTTGTGCGGAGGCGTTTGCGGCGGCTGCAGTCGTGCTCAGCATGCAAGCAGACAGACCCGTGGTCGTGCTTCCGGCCGTCGTAGAGGCGAGGTCGTATTCCTGGCCGATCGCGGTTTGTGCGATAGTGGCGTTGGTTTGGATCTCGTACACGATAGCGGGATCGCTGTAGAAGTACGCAACGATCTCAGTACCGGAAGTGGAAGCAGGCCAGTAGTTGGAAACACGGCGACGACCAGTGGTGTCGGTGAATTCAACGCCTGCGAAACAGCCTACAAAAGCGTCACCAGCAGCGGCAACTACGATAGCGCCGGTGCTGACGTCGATCTTGACAGGCTGACCCTTGAGGATGTTCGTCGCGTAACCCGACGTAATGCCATTGGCGATTGCTTGCGCACGGTCCAACCCAGACGGGTGGAACGCAGGCCGCATGCCAAAGGCAGCAGAGGTAGCACTCATTTGTCAGACTCCTGAGGTTTCAACCCTCGAATACCGGGGGTCGAGTTGGTTGGTCAAAATTCATCCCGTCGCCCTCAACCATCCCAAGCCGTCTGCCGTTTGAGTCGCGTGCGCCTTGCAACTGCTCGACTTGCACCCGGATTTTTTCCTGCTCTTCCAGGGGCGCCTCGAAGTGAGCCTGCGTCATGTAGTCCTGATAAATGTCCATTGGAAGCTTGAACAAGATCATTTCATTACATGCTACAAACCCTGCAAACTCGCCTGCTTTCACTTTTAGATGCTCAAAGCCGGGAAGATCATCAGCTTTAACAGGCTCGTAGCCCAGGCGCATCCGCTTGTGAATCGGATCATACGAATTGGTAGTCGATAGCCAACAAAGGTGGAAGCCGGGAATCTCCGGCGGCGTCGGGAGAGCCTCCTGTAGCCACTCCGACCGGAACATCTTCCGACGTTCCCCCGCAAAGGCAAAATCTGCCTCAGGTGCGTCACGCTGTCGATCCTCGGAAGCCCGAGAGCGTCGGCCAGCGTCAGAATTCTTTCTAAGCCTATCGTCCATTTCCACTCCTTTGTTGTTCACGGTCGAAATCCATGAAGCGTTTGATCATCTTCATGCGTTGTTCCTTGTTGTCCCACATTCCAGCTTCCTTGATCGCAGCCACCCGTTGGGGTGAGAGTAAAAACTCGTTGCTGCTACCCGAGGTGCTCGAACTGGACCGCTCGGAACCCGTTACAACAGAGCGTGGTCTCGGACGACTATTGCTCTTGCCTTGATTGTAACGATGAGGAAGGTACTTTGACAAGCGTTCATCAAGCTCGTCCCAATACTCCTCGGTTGATGGGTCGTATCCCTCTTCGGCCATGGCTTTATCGATCTGAAGTGCTACTTTGGAATCGGTATCGCGGCCCTTGGGGTCGTACCACCGGTTTTTGGACATCCAATCGGACGCTAGGCGCTGCATATCGGGGTCCGGCGGCTTAATTCCCGAGGTCTCGATCTGCCTGGAGGCCTGATGCTTGAGGTTTTGCAGCGCTTCGACCTGCCGCTTGGCCTCGTACATGGCTTCCTGGGCGTTTACCACCCCATCACCGTCGCCTGACTCGACCGCTTCTTTCAATTTCATCTGCGTCCAGCGCAACCGGACGTCAGCATCCTCGATAGCCTTGTCCACTCGAGCCATTTCTGCCCCGGAGGTACGCTTTTCGAGGCTTGCAAGGCGTTCGGCAAGCTCCTGATTCTGCTTTTTGAGCGAGGAAATCAGGTGGTAGTTGTGGCGCTTCTCTTCTTTACCCAATTGCCGCTTAAGTTTGCGCTCTTCGCGCCTTGCGGCTCGAATTGCCTCGCGATCGGGGTCCGAAGGGTCGATGTCATCGTCTTCGTTATTGTTAACAAACCCGTTATGAACCGAAATATCCGGCTCCGGAGGGGTCTGATCGATGGGCTCAACGCTATCGGGCAGTTCAACAATGGCCGAGCCATCGTTTGCCTCCTGGACGTTAAGCTGCATTTCTAGCTTGTCGCTTGCATTCACGGTTTTCTCCCAAAACCTAGATGTAAATGTGCATCGTCAAGGGGTCCATCGTGACCTTGGCGATGATTTCGTGGTCGTTGAAGATGCAAAACAGCGCCTTTTCATCGCTTCCGGGTACCGCAACCTCCCATCGATCCCCGCCCCACTTGGGAACGCGGACGAATTCGCCGACTTCGCACCATGAGCCTTCAGGCCAGGGGTCCATCGAGTCGCGTTTACGGAAAGCAAGGGGACCGATAGCGATAACCTTGGCCACTTGGCTGTTCCACTTCTCAACCTCTTTGGTCTCTTCGACCAAAACGATGCCCGAGGACGTCGTTTTCTTCTTGGGCGACTTGATCTGAACGAGCAATCGAGCGCCTAAGGGTGCTGCACCTGGGTGAACTTCAGGAAATGCTTCCCGAATCGCCGCTTCATTCGAAGCGTTAGTCATACTGATCCTCCGTTAAAAGTTGGTCGATAGCCTTCAGAGCTTGTTCAAGCCCTCGGTATTCACCTACGAGGCGCTGATACACCTCGTAACTGTTGGCATTACCGTTCGCCAAGGAGGTTGCAATATCAGCCTGCAACCCCTTGATGATCCCGATAAGCTGCGAAAAGTCGTTCATTTGCGCTTAAGTGCTTCCTTCTCGTAGGGGCGCAGGTTGGGCGACTCATCCTTCTTCTTGTTGGGCATAGGACGGCCGCCGTTCTTAAGCTTTTGGCCGGTCAGCTTTTCGCCCATAGCAAGACGCTTGTGCATGTTGATTGCTTCGCTCATTTTCAAACTCCAAAGGTTCGTTGTGCAGCCTCTTGCGCGGCCATAGCGGTGCGCTCTTGCTCTTGGGTGAGTGCTGCGTTCTCACCGGCAATTTTTGCCGCCTCGATCTGCTGGCGGGTAAGGTTATCCTCGACGTTCATTGCGATGTCGGCCTGGATCTTCTGGGCGTTTTGCGCCACGTCGGTATCTTGCTTTTCCTTCTTCAGCATGAGTTCGCCCTGATCCTTTTGGGCTCGGCGCTGGGT